GGAGACCGCAAAACTGGTGGACAACCCGGAGCTTTTTAAGACCGAGGGCATAGCGATGATGCGCCGCATGCAGGAGCGCTATGCCAACGACCCGGCGCTGGGCGTTTTCACCTTGCACTTTGCGGAAGCGCTGCGTGGCACACTGCCGATGTTTCCGCCGCCGATGCACGCCGCTGTGATACAGAGCTTGATAGTGCAGGTGATCATAGAATGGGGCGACATAGTGAAGGAATACGAGGAGCAGATGCAGCCGAAGAAAATGCAGGACGTGACGCCGCCAGTAATCCACCTGCCCGGAGCGGGAGAAAAAAATACGGTGCTCATTCCCCCACCCGAAGAAAGCAAAGAGAGTGTGGACCAGTCACTGGATATTTTTAAGAAGATAGGCCAAGCAGCGGCCGAGGCCAATAAGCCGGAGCCGAGTGCGGCCCGGAAGATACGCATGGCCTTCGCCGCACAGATCCTAGCCGAGCTGGATGACATGATAGCGACGGCGCGGAAGTTCAGCGATGACTACGGACGTGATAAGGCAGTGGGGTTGATCGCTGCCCGGCAGAAAATAGAAAAAATAATACAAAAATAATTACCATGGTATCAAAAGAAACCAAGCAGGAGTATGTGGCGGTGAAGCTGCTCCGTGAGAGCAAGACGAACCCCCGCGGCAATAGCTTCGAAGGCCCCGCCTTTGATGATTTGGTGAAGAGCATAGAGGAGCGCGGCATATTGGTGCCGCTGATTGTGCGCCCACTACCGGCACTCGGTAGCAAGGGTGTGATATATGAGGTGGTGGCAGGCCACCGGCGCCTGCGCGCGGCGATAAAAGCAAAGACGGAAAACGTGCCGGTGCGCGTGATGACGCTGAATGACGCGGAAGCGCGCGAGGTGCAGATCATAGAAAACCTCCAGCGCGAGGACGTGCACCCGCTCGAGGAGGGCGAGGCATACCGCAAGCTGATTGAGTTCTCGAAAATGACCGTCGCCGATATTTCGGTGAAGGTCGGCAAGCCGGAGGCCTATGTAAAACAGCGCCTCTTTTTGACGAACCTCATAGCCGGCGCCGCCAAGCAGTACCGGGAGGGAAAGTTCAGTGGCGAGGCGGCCGGCATGATAGCGCGCCTCAGCGAAGGCAATCAAGAGAAGGTGCTCGCAAACATTCGCGCCAGCGGCGAGTGGACACGGCGTGCAGAGAACGTGAAGAGCTGGATCAAAGCGCACATAACGAGCCAGATCTCGTTCCAGCCGTGGCTCAACGACAAGGACGCCGCTAAAGCGGTAGGTCCGTGCAAGACGTGCCCGCCGAACAAGGGCTCACTTTTCGGAGACATCAAGGACGGCCAATGCACCGACCTCGCGGACTGGACGCGTAAGATGGCGCTCTACGTCGCGTATCGGATAGCGAAGGAGCCGAAGCTCGTCAAGGTAACGAAGGAATACGGCAAGGCGCCGGCCGGGCTGCTTGGGCGCAGCAACTACGAGACGCTCAGCACGAAAGCTAAGGACCACTGTGCCGCGGCGCGGCAGGCGATCGTAGCGGCAGGCGAAGATATGGGGACGACGCTGTGGATTTGCTCAGACCCCGCCTGCAAGAAACATGGCGGCGAGCACACCAGCTACCAGCAGACACCGGAAGAGCGCAAGAAGCGCAAGGCAGAGATCGCCCGCGAGCGCACTAAGGCGCTGAACAAATACAACGCCTTCGTCGTGGACATAAAAAAGACCATCAAGTGGCCGCTAACTGAGCTGACGCTCGACGCGTTGATCGAAGACGCGCTGCGCGACCACCGCATGAGCAGTATGGAGCAGATAGCGAAGCGCCTCGGCCTGCAGGTCCACAAGGAGAAAAACTCCCAGTGGGGTGGCATTTCGAGCAGCTATAAACACTCGCTACACGAGCACCTCGCCAAAGCCAAGCCGGAAGAGAAGCTGCAGATCTACGTTGAGCTCGCCGTCCAACAGTTCCACTGGTCGGAGTTTGGAAAGAAACCGGGTAAGGGTGTAAAATAAGACTATGAAAATACTCGGACTAATCAGAACGACGCCGGGCGGCAAGCACGCATGGTATATGGCAGAAATAAACGGCAGCACGATGCCAGTAAGGAAGCCGATCACGGCGGAGCTCGAAGGCGTGCCGCAATATGCCGGCGGCGAGTACAAGGAGTTCGGCACCTTCGTAGGCGGCCGCAACATAGAGCAGACCGGCCGGGCCGTGCAAATGGAGATAGCGACCTCGGAGAAAAAGGAGGGCTTCTTCGATAAAATTAAGCGCGCCGTAAAATGAAGAAGTTCCTAGCAAAGCTATTCCCCGCTCGTTTCCGCCAACGGATCACTGTGCAGGTCCCGGCGGAAACATTGGAGCGGTTCGCGGGCTTCATTCAAAGCAAGCAGCTCAAGGCGGGCGATCGCGTAAACCTCGAAGCGACCAGCGGCAAGTTTTTGATAACCTTCCTCGTAGTTCCGCCGCAGGAGTTATCCACCGAAACGGCCGCGGTCAAAAAAGACGCTGTGCTAAAATAAACACAGATGGCGTTGATAGCTTTTACAATCGAAGGGAATGGAGTCGAACCCGACGGCAACGCCTTACCGAAAATCCGTAAAACGAGAGGGCAGAGCTGGACGGAGCCGGTGCAGCGGTACATCAAGTGGAAACGTTACGTGCAACTCACCTACGCAAAATATCTTGAAGAGCACGCGACGAAGCCGATCTACAACGAAGCCGCACGCCGCATAATACAGAACAAGAAGCCGATCGCCGGAATAGCAGAGGCCAGCATGGGCATAGAGATCTACTGGCACGATGAACGGCACGGCGACCCGGAGGGCATATTCGGCAGCATAGCGGACGCCCTCTTCGAGAACGACAAGCACCTCGCCATTGACTACGTGCGCTTCCACCACCCGGAAGACAAAAAGGGAAAGGTCAATATAAAAATAAATATACATTAAAACATGGACTGGATAGTGAGGATATACGCCAAGCTGGCCTACCGGTGGAGGTTGGAAGCAAAGGCGGCCGAGCAGGACGTGCAGGCGGATCTGGCACAGCTGCATGCGGACCAGCGCAAGAAGACGATGGCCGACATCGAGAAAGAGATAGTGGCGCTGGAAAAGGTAGAGGCGGATATTGCGGAGAAAGAGAAAGTGAAAAAGGGCGTGTGGAAGTGTGACAACGGCCACACCGTTTCGATGGCTGAAATAGGTGACCCAGATGACCGGCCGGCAAGTGCCGGTGCGCCGCAGTGTGGCATACCTATGCCGCCGGCGACGCCCGACGAGCTGAAGGGCAAAGAAGGAAAACCGGCGTGGGTGGAATGGGCGAAGACGCAGACCGTACCGTACTGCGACCGGCCGCTGACGTTCTATACGTGGGACAAACTCAACAAGAACGAGGAGTACGAAGATAACCGCCGATCGAAGGACGAGCGGAAAGAGCAGCAAGCTGTGATAGCTGGCAAGAAGGCCTACATAGACGAGCTGAAGGAAAATATAAAAGGCGGCGAAGAGACGGCCAAGCATTTCCGACGTGAAGCGCAGCGCGATCGCACAGTGGCACGGGAGATAAAAGGCCTGTAGGCCGCAGCGGCGTAACATTCCCAACGTAATACCTTCCCGACACAAAGGTCGAGTAAAATATAAAAAATTAACAGCCATGATAAATAAAGAAAAGAATGGGATCACCGAAGGCGCGCAAGTGCTCTTCACATTGGAGAGTGGTGCAGTGCGCCCGGCGTTCATTGTGAACGCGTGGAAGGCAAGCGCCTATCAGCAAGGCGAGGTGAACTTGATGGTGCTGACGGACTTTGCGAACGATAAGCTCAACCCGACGGAATGGAGGACGAGCGTAGCGTACAGCGAGACCCCGAAGGCAGGCACGTGGAGCTGGCCCGACGGTCATGCTTGCACAGTGGACGAGGCCCCGGCCCCCGCTGAGCAGAAGACCGAAGAGAAGGCAGCCGACGGCGGCACTGGAACTGGTGAGGGCGAAGGAGCTGGCACCAAGACCGACGCAGACAAGGAGGCGGCAGCGCCTGCTTTCAACGTGAGCGACAAAGTCACCATCAACGAGGGTGAGATCGCTGGCGAAGTCGTGACCGTGGAAACCACGGACGGCGTGACGCATTTCGGCGTGAAGTTCACCGGTACAGACGGCTCGGAGCAGACCGGCGCATACACGGCCGACCAGCTGACCGCAGTAGCTGCATAGGCGGCAGGATTGAAAAAATAAAAGCGGGGGTGGCAGGATCCGTGGCTACCACGGCGGCGCCGCAGATGTACGCGCCGGCGAGAGCACTGCTGTGAATAACGGGGTGAGTTTCATACACTCGATTAATTTCGCGCCCTCAATATGCTAGGCGCACCACGTCTACGGCGGCGTGGCCTGCGGCGAGCATCCGCTGCAGCTAGTCCCCGATCCCGTGGGTCTGGAGGCACCCCCGCGCTTTTATTATTAAAATACGATGTACATAACCGAAGCATGCGAGGCAGGAGAGCATGGTGAGTGCCCGGATCAGGGCGACTGCCAGTGCGAGTGCCACGCAGACGACGCTATATAACCATGATAGATACCATAGAAAAATTAAGAGACAGCGTGGCCCAGCGCGTGAGTGAGTTTGCCGACGCCGTAGTGCTGTGGGCGGCCGTGGAAAACGTGGCCAGCGCGGAAGAGATCGAAGCCGTAGAGTTTCCCAACACGGTAAAGGATGGCATCCTAAGCCACGTGGAGTTCAGGATAAAAGCGACCAATAAAATAATAGCGGCGATGCAGGTGCACTTTGTTCAGGATGGCGAAAACAGTAAGCTGGTTTTCAAAGAGACGGTGCCGCCGACGTTCCGCAAGATACCGAAAGTATAATGGCAAAGAAAACAAAACGCAGTGCGATCAATAGAGCCGTAGAGGAGCTGGCCACCGAGATGGAAGGGTGTGTGATAGGCAAAGGGACCGCCGGACTGATGAGCGACCGTATAGGAGTAGATTTTATATCGCGCATGATATTTTGCAGTGAGCTGAGGTACATGAGTATAGTGCCGGACTATACGCCGAAGGAAGACATAAAAGCGGAGCTGCGGCGGCTAGTAAAGCGGCTGCGGGATGCAGATAATACCACGCTATCCACAGGCACGCTGTTGTAAGCGGATATGCGGATATGGTAAAATAACACCATGCTAACATTCACGAACGTGCGCGAGCGAAACGCGCTGACCAAAGCAAAAATATGCGCGGCCAACATAGAGAAAGCCCGCAAGGATATGGAACAGGCAGAGCGGGATCTGGTGTACGCGATAGCCGCCTCCGGGCAAAGGCAGAGCGATATAGCCGGTGCGCTGGGCATAACGCCGCAGTACCTGAGCGACATAATGAAAGGGCGCCGCGGTGTATCGGATGAGTTTATAAACGCCGTAAAAAAGATAAAGCTATGACCGAGCCGCAGCAGCAGATAGTGAAACGCCTAGAGTTTATAGCGACGAACGTGCGGGACTGGCACGTGACCGGGCGCAACTGCCTAGTGCGGGAAGGGGTGTACCTGACGGGTTCGTGGCTGGGGGTCTTTTTCAACATGCCGGCGCTGAGATATGTGGGCCTGTTTATGGCGGCGATAGAGGTGACCTACTACACGTTTTATATACGACCGAACCTATGGCGTGCGATAGATAAGCTGGAGGAGGCGCAAAAAGAAATAGCGCAAAAAGCCAACACACCTGAATGAACCACACCACCATACCACTGAAGGACCTGCGCCGTGCGGCATACAACCCGCGCATAATGCCATCGAATGAGGCCGAAGCGCTGCAGCTGAGCATAAAGACGTTTGGGTTCGTAGAGCCGGTGGTGGTGAACGAGCACGCGTGCAACCTGTGCGGCGACCGGAAGAACATTTTAATAGGCGGCCACCAGCGACTGACGGCGCTGGAGATGCTGATAAAGACGGCGACGGCCGTGCCTAACCTAGCCATGGCCGATGACGGCACAGAGATACCGGCGACGGTGGTGGACCTGCACCTTGCACAAGAAAAGCAGCTGAACATAGCGCTTAACAAACTGGGCGGCAGCTTCGATACGGTAAAGCTGAAGTATTTAATGCGCGAAATAATGGAGATGCACACCACGGTAGATATGGCGGCGACCGGGTTCACAGCCGCAGAGCGCGATAACCTGCTGCAGCCGATAGAGCTGAACGAGGCCGCCGCCTTCGCCAAGGTGCCGGATGGCGACGAGCCAGCCACGCCGCAGATGAGCTTCGTGCTGAGCAACGACCAGAAAGTGACGCTGTATGAAGCGATAGCAAAAGCGCGGGAAGAGAAAGAGATCGGACTGGATATGGATAACGAGATAACGATGGGCCACGCCGTAGTCGAGCTGGCAAAAACCTACCTACAAAAGCATGGAAGCCGATAAGGAGATGCTAGAAAGAAATGCGCACATTTCCGATGAGGAGATACTGCACGACATAGAGGATACCACGCGCGAGATAGCCGAGATGGAGATAGAGGCCGAGCACCTAGAGCAAACGCCGCTCTCAATGCGTGACGCCCGCTGGGATCACATGCGTGCCAGTGCGCGCCGCACGGGCATAGCTGAGCGCAAAGAGTTTGTGGCAAAGCTACAAAAATTATATAACCTGCGCCATGGAAATTAAGCAACGCAAAACAGCAGAGATAGTGGCGATGGCCGCGGCGTACAACCCCCGGCACATAACCGAGGAGCAGATGGACGCGCTGTGCGAAAGCATAAAGCGCTTCGGCTTCGTGGTGCCCGTGCTGATAAATACCCTGACCGATACGATCGTGAGCGGCCACCAGCGCGTGAAGGCCGCGGTGAAGCTCGGGCTGGAAGAGGTGCCGGTGATAGAGATGCACGTGGACGCGGCCGGCGAGAAGATCCTGAACATAGGCATGAACCGCATAAAGGGAAAGTTCGATGCGGAAAAGCTGAGCGCGATATTTTCGGAACTGGTAAAGAGCGGCGATGACGTAGAGATAACCGGCTTCAGCCGGCTGGAAGTGGCGGAGCTGGGCGCGCTGCTGGGTGAGAAAAAAGCGGACACGGCCAAGACCTCGCTATTCGTGATAAAGCTGGACCATACCGACAAGAAAATAGTGCAGGAGGCGCTGCGGCTATGCAAGGCACTGGAGAAGCACCAAGACGGAAAGTTTAACGGCGCCGCAAATGCGAACAGCAACGGCAACGCGATAAGCCGGATCGCGGAAGAATATATAAAAACAAATGGCCAAAGTGCAGCGGTGTAAAATATGCGGGTGTACAGACAAGCAGGCATGCGCCAGCGGCGGATGCTTTTGGGTAGCGCCGAACCTGTGCAGCCGATGCGTGAGCAAGCAATATGACGGCGGTAAAGGATATGATTTTGTTGGCTCGCTATACGGCGTGCCGGCCGTGATACCGAGCGAGGTGCGCGAACGTATACGGCACATGTTTAGCACGCTGAGCCACGGCGACTATAGCAAGGTGCGCGTGGTGATCGAACAGATACGGATAGAGCCAATTAAAAAGGCCGCGATAACCAAAAAGAAAAAAGCATGAAGCTACGCCTTCGATGGTTTAATAAAATATATGCACTGGCGCTCGGGTATTTCTGGCTGCCGTGCCCGATGTGCGGCAAAGAGTTCGGCGGCCATGAGTGGACCGATGGCTATGCCGGCATACCGAAGATCAGCGAGGGTGGCACGTGGCTGAGCGGAACGGGCACCGGGGTGTGCCCGGAGTGCTCGCCGTACGTGAACGCGATACACCGGCTAGTGCAGCTGGGTGTGCTGCCGGATATAGAAGGCACGAGCGAGCGCGTGCCGTACCTAGGACTGGGAGAAGATCTGAGCATAAGTGGCGGAGAAAAAGTAACCATAAAGGCATGAGGACCCCTGCGAAAAATATACCGAGGTGTACGTGGTGCCCTTGCCACAACAGCAAACTGGGCAAAGCGTACGCGCATAATACCCCATGCTGCCGCTATATGAACGGATACGTGACGTGCCGGCACAAAGCGGATCCGGGGACGTGCTTGAAATGCCGGGTGACAAGCTGGGATATTTTCGAGGCCAAGCTGCTTGGGCTGCTGTGCGGCGTGGTGGTGGGGCTGCTAGTCGGCGCCCTGATATATTCATTTTTTAACCTATGTGGCTGATCTGGAGTAACGAACATAAAGCGTGGTGGGGGCCGCGCAAGAACGGATATACGCGCACGCGTGATGACGCCGGCTACTACACCTTCGAAGAGGCGCTGCAGATAGTGCGCGAAGCGAACATGCACCGCAGCCCGGACCAAGAGCCGTACGAGGCGATGGTGTTCGATGGCAACGCGGAACAGGCGCGGGACCTGACGGCGGAGCTGTACGACCGGCTGAACAAAGCGCTGCAGATCATAGACCTGTATGACGGCGAGATACGGGAGGCGGGACTGGACAGGCAGGGCTTTTGCCAAGGCGTGCTTTTCAAGGACGGCATAAAAAAATTAAGAGAACCGCTGACATGATAAACTTCATCGTAATACGGCCGGGTGGCACATATACAATAATAAAGCCAAAGCACTATAGCTGGGTGTGGGTGATGAAAAAAGCGACGCTGGACGTGCGTGCGAACCTGACCGTGGACGGCACGCTATACAATCAAGGCACGATAATAACGAACGGCGCACGCATATTTGTAGGCCCGGAGAAAGTGGAACAGGAGCTGGACGATGTCGGCGGTATCCGCGCGAAGAAATTACTAATGCCATGACCGGAAAAATTAACGTAAATGAGAATGAGCGAAAGGTGCTCGAGCAGCTGGCGGAGGACGATGAGGTTTGCTTCTATTTCAAGTCGCTCGCCGGCGACGGATTGGATATAAAGGCGGTGCGGCGTGCGTGCCGATCGCTAGCACGCAAGGGGTTGGCCGAGTTCCACCGTGGACTATTTAACGAGGACGGGCAGGTGGCCGGCAGCGGATACGGGATAACGAGCGACGGGCTGCTATATATAAATCCGTGCGATATTTCCGGCTGCGGCGGCCGCGTGAGCTACGATTACAAAAAGGACGTCGCCGGAAAGTTTAATTGGGACGTGGGCTTCGATACAAAGACCAGCCGCCGAATCCGCGAGTGTGAGGACCACTACCGGAAGAGCGCGACGGCGGAACAAAAACAGATCCTATGATACAAACACTAGAGAGAATAGAGACCGCGGAACAGGAGCAAGCGCGCATGGTAGCGGAGACCTTAAACAGTTCGCACGTGAAGCGCTGCGACGCGCACAAGATCTACCACAACTCCGCGCTTCCCTGCCCGCTTTGCGCTCAAGGCAGCCGGGTAGAGGAGAAGCTCGCCCCGGAGCCGCGCGTGGTAAAGAAGGGGACGGGTAAGTGCCGGATTTGCGGCGGCGGAACGAGAGGCACGCCGGTCTGTACAAAGTACCAGTGCCAGCTAAAAGCATACCCGCCGCAATACCTGCGGTGCCCATGCGGGACGAAGATCATAAAAGGCGAAATAAAGCTCTGCGCGAAGTACGAGTGCTGGAAAAAAGCCGGCCGCGCGGACGAGTGGCGGCATAAATATGTAAAACGATAATGAGAGATATCACGATCGGCGATATTAAAAGGCACGAGCGGTGGCAGTTTCGCCTCCGGCTAACGACGTACGCGAAAGATACAATCGACCGCGGCCTTTTTCTCGAGCTGAACGTGCTGCGGTTTACCGGAAAAGAGCAGCCGTACGAGACGCGGCAATATAAAGGCATCAGCTTCTTTGCCGGCGTCCGGAACCCCGTGCACGTTTATTGGATAAATGGCCGCGTGACAGATCTACTAAACATGGAATACGGCGCGATACCGAAGTGGTGGTACGCCCGGCCGTGGCGGTGGATACTCGGAATGAAAAACGACTACCGCGACCATTTCAAAGGACCGGCCCGCTGGGTAATAAAGCTGCTGCGCGCGCGGTGGCCCCGGAAGGTTTGGACGCAGTGGAAAAACCCAATTTTATATTACTAATGATTAACGAGAATAAAAAAGGCTGGAGCTACCAAGACGGGAAAAAACTCGGAAGCATAGCGTGCCCGGAGCACGGAGTAACGCCGATTGTTGGTATTTTCGGACCGCTGAACCGTCTAGGCGTAGGGTGCGTAAAGTGCTACGGCCACCTGCCGCTCGTTCCGGTTAAAGTAGCCGCGGCGGCGTTCAAAAGAAGCGGAGAGACGAAAGAGATCATCGAGCAGCCGATGAGGTATTGGTACAACCGCGGAAAAAAAGAAGCGCACGTGCCGGAGATAGTGATATGCGCGGCGATAGTTACCGCGAACGGGACGATCATACGAGGGCACCGGCACAACGACGCGATCGCCGCGGCGCAAACCCGGCACCTTGGTATGGGGCCGCAGCAAGGGTTCATAACGTCGCGCAACCGATACGTTGATCGCAAGCAAGGGCTAAAGATACAGCTCGCAGCAGGGATAGCATCGGCCGATCCCGGAGGATACCGCGGCGGCGAACTATATAGCGAAGATCTATACTAATGGCACTAGCGCTCGAGGAGAAGTTTAGAATAGTGGAGACGGCGGCCTTCGATGAGTGGAAGCGCGCCGGGCCAAAAAAAAGAGAGGATATAACGAAGGCGATCGGAGAGTGGGAAGCGCGGGAGATCATAAAGCAGATAGAGGCGGAGGCCAATAAAAAATACACAAAGAAAAAATGAAACTAAAAGTGCTGGCTTACGAAAAGGAAGAATGTGCCCACCGCTGCATAGACGAAAAAGGTGACCGGCATCTGGTGGATTTTTATCTGAACAACGACGAGCCGCTGAATGAAATAGAGCCAGAGGATTTGGTAGGGAAAATAGTGGAATGTAAAGAGCTGGGCATATATATCGAAGTGGCGGTTTTAGCGGAGGTTGTGGATGGCGGCATAACACTGGAGGACCTAAGGGAAGGAACGCTATAATGAACGAGACCACGCAACAAGTAAAGCGGCTGCCGGCAAAGGATAAGTTCGTGCTGCCCGACGGCCGCCCCGTTCGATACGAGGCAATAGAGTGCAGCGGCTGGATAGAGTTATTCTTTTCGTGGTACCCGGCGGACTGGATGAACCGAGAAGAGTCGCAGGTGTGGGAAGCGTACCTCCTCGAGCCGGAGATCGTCGGCACATACCAAGAAGCGATAACGGCCTATATAAAAAATCACGACGCCCACGCGCAAACCTTGCTATGAAAAATAACCGACTAACTAAAAAATGAGACCCATGAAAGACGTCCCGCTAGAAGAGCGCCGGCAGATATTGCTTGAACTGCAAACAGAGAAGAGCAAGCCGGTGCGAGAGCGGCACGATATAACGGCGAACGTACTGACGCATATACGCTTCTTCCACGGCAACAGCAGCGCGAAGGCGCGCGGATATTATTATAAAGATCTCTTGGCCGGCGTTGAGCACCCGCTCATGGCCCAGCTGCGCGTATTAAAGGCAGAAGGTAAGAATAGCCAGCAGGCGGCCGAGGTATCCGGAGTGCCATTAGAGAAAGTAAACGCGATGTGGGGTAAGATAGAAATAAAGAAATGAACGACGACCAAACAAAAACAGCGGACGGCTGGCCGGAGGTAGAGGTGCAGAAGCTCACCCCTGTCAAGCCCCACGACGGACCTGCCGCGCTGAAGGATGGCGAGAGCGCGAAGGACATAGTGGTAAAGCCGATCCAACCGCAAATAGCCAAAGAGATGGTGATACGCGGGCACTATAGCCATAAGGTAGCACCGAGCAGCTGCCTGAACTTCGGCGTTTTTTGGAAAGGAAAGCTGGAGGGCGTGCTGCAGTACGGGCACCCGATAGATAAGAGAAAGTCGCTGACGCTGGTGCGCGATACGGAATGGAACGGCTTCCTAGAGCTAAACCGCATGTATATGTCACCGGTGCTGCCGAAGAACACCGAGAGCAGAGCGCTGGCGGTGACCCTGCGCATGATACGGAAGAACCTGCCGCACGTGAAATGGGTGGTGAGCTATGCGGATGGCACACAGGCCGGCAGTGGAACGATATACCGTGCGAGTGGGTTCGTGCTGACCGGCGTGCGAAAGAACCAGACGATCCTATACGTGCCCAGCATGGATGAGTGCTTTGCCAAGCTGAGCTTCACGCACAATAAGGCGTTCAAGGTGTACGAGCGGATAAAGCAGGAGACCGGAGTAGACGTGCGCGAGGTTATGGGCGGTGCCGCCAGTGTGGATAAGGTGATAAAGGCGCTCGGCGCGGTGATCCTGCAGGGCTACCAAGTGCGGTACCTGTATTTTTTGGATGCGGCGTACCGTGCTAAGATGAATGTACCGGAGCTGCCGTATAACGAGCTGAAGAAGCTCGAATGGCCGCCGGGGATCCGGTAGAAAGGTCGGCAAAGCAAAATAATAAATACCATGGTAATAAAAGAATTCGCGTTTGAGCTCAACGACAAAGTAACTATCATCGCAAGCGGCGTGGTGGGAGTTGTAAGCGGCTTGAGCGTATCGAAGGGCATGAGCGTAAACCGCATCGGCGTGCAGTACGTGACCGAGACGAAGGCGTCGGAGTACGGCTGGTTTGACGAGGACGAGCTTGCAGCGGTGCAGGCATAAGCAGACTACGGGGGTGCCCAAGGAAGTGGCGAAAGCTAATGTCGCTCACCCCCGGACATGCGGGTAAAGCATAGAGGTAATGCGCCGGCGTTCCACGCTGGAGAAGGCGGATCAATACCGACCTACCCGCTCCACGAAATAGCAAGCTGTCGCAAATAGCGGCGGCGAGGTTTTTGATTAGAGATAATGGGTATAAACGGTAAAAGCGCGCGGCCGGCGACGTGCGATGCTGCGCACAGCTACCCCCCGACACCGATTAGCGATAAGGTATAATAAAAATATGGGAAACTATGGCGAGACCGTACGGCAATATCACGAGCAACGAGTGCGCGGCGTTTTGATACTGCAGCCCATGGCGACCATAGACATGATCCGTGAGGCGCTGATGAACAGCCAGACCGACCCGATAGATCTGAGCCGCAACTATTTGGCGAAGGTGAAGCGTAAAATAATGGGCGAGCGCATGCACCGCAGCAAGGGCTGGAACGAGACGCGCCGCATAGCGGAGATCGAAGACAAAAAGCAGCTGATAGACCAACGGCTGTGGAGCGAGGCGCAGAACATGAAGAACCCCGGCGTGGTGCGCGTGATGGCGCTGCAGCAGCTGCTGAAGAACGAGTTTGACCTACTGGAGAGGCAGAAAGCCAGCGGCGCCTTTGCGGCCGCTGACGAGGCACTGATACCGAAACGGCCGGAGCTGAGCGAGCAGCAAATAGATCTGGTGCTAGGCGCGATGGAAGCGTGGCGCATAATACCGGAGATCGTGCCAAAGCTGCGCGTGATAGAAGCAGGACCTGAAGCGGTAACACATACCCCTAGCTCTCCCGCAACACCCAGCCCGGCGTTAAGTGTGCCGGCCGATACTGCAGAAAAAACGGTAAACACCGACGTACCGGATGCGCCGCGTACGGCGCCGGAAGATCCTATGCCGATGACCTACTGCGTGGTGTGCAAACAGGAATGGCGTAAATACCCGACCGAGAATGATAAACCATGGGCCTGCTATCACCGCACGCCGTGCACGGAAAGCATAGAGCTGCTGGACGGCGCGGAGTTTGCGCACGACGAGGCCGAGATACAGAAAATAAACGCCGCCCGTTTCATGGCGCAAAGAAATAATGGAGCTGCCTGAGAACCACATGGACCGCGAGACGCTGCGCGAACTGGTGCGCACGTATGCCGGCCGCAGAGCGATCGTAAAAAAGTATGGCTTCATCGGCTGGGCGCTGGTGTACCTGCCGCACTATTTCCGGCTGCCGCCGGGCAATTTCCACTACACGCTGATGAACGCGCTGGTGGACCCGGACGTGCTGAACGCACTGATAATAGGGTTCCGCGGAAGCGCCAAGAGCACGATAGCGAGCACGGCGCTGCCGCTGTACCTTGCACTGGAGCTGCCTGAGCTGCACCCGTTTATTATTCCGATCGCTGACACCGGCGTGCAGGCAGCGGCGAACATGAGCGCGATAAAGTACGAGCTGGACCACAACGAGATAATACGCGGCGACTACGGCGCGCCGAAGACCAAACGCGCCGGCCGCCGTACGTTCGATGAAGGCCAATACGTGAAGCGCGAAGACGGCAGCTATGACTGGACGCTGGAAAGCGAAGAGGAGTGGCAGAGCAAGAACATCCTGCTGAACACCGGCGTGCGCATACTGGCGCGATCGCGCGGCCAGAAAGTGCGTGGACTGCGCCACCGGCAGCACCGCCCCAGCGACGTGATCGTGGACGACCCGGAGGACTTGGAATGGGTGAAGACGCAGGAGAACCGTAACAAGACCGAGAACTGGCTGCGCGGCGAGGTCATCCCTGCGATCGAAGAAAGCAAAGGCAAGCTGATAGTGATAGGCAACCTGCTGCACAACGACTGCTTGGTGGCGCGGCTGCGCGCGGAGAGTAAAACGGACGGCGGACTCTTCAAGCTCTTCGAGCTGAACATGTTCGATGAAACCGGCATAGAGACGCCGGAGCACGTGACGTGGCCCGCGAAGTACCCGACGCAAGCGGCGATAGATAGGCAGCGACAACGCGCCGGCGCCGTGGCGTGGCAGCGCGAGTACAAGCTGAAGGTGGTGGCCGAAGAGGATCAGGTAATAAAGCCGGAGGACATACACTACTACAACGCGATACCGAGCACGTTCTTGGCGTCATGGAAAGGCCACGGCGTGGACTTGGCAATATCGCAAGCGGCGAGCGCCGACTATACGACGTGCGTGGACGGCGACGTGTTCTATGTGGATCCCGATAACCTAGAGCAGCAGGGTGGCAGCGTGCGGATTTTCATACGCCCGAACCCATACAACCGGCACGTGACCTTCCACGAGTTCATGCAATACGTGCGCGTGATACCGGGCGACCGCGGCGGCGCGCACATGTTCTATGTGGAAGACGTGGGCTACCAGAAAGCGGCGATACAGGAAATGGAGCGCATGCTGCTGCCGGTGCAAGCGATGAAGCCGACGAGTGATAAGCGATCGCGCCTACAGGTGGTGGCGCAGTACATAAAGAACGGCACGGTGGTGTTTCCGCGGACCGGCTGCGACGAGCTGATAGGCCAGATGCTGAACCTAGGTACCGAAAGCCATGACGACCTTGTGGACGCGCTGGTGTGGCTGATATGGGGGCTGGTGGACCAAGGGCTGGACATTCCCAAAGTACGGTGGGTTGAAGTGTAGCGGCATTTGACAAAGAAAATAGAGTGTGCTATGATGAAGTTATGGAACTGCCAGCTTGTAACGGGATCTGCTGCGGAAATAGACCGGGCTACAAGAAGTATGGCGGTATGTGCCAGCTCTGCTACGTCTACGAAGAGTGGCGAAAGCGCGGCACGCAATTCCGGCACGAACCCTCGAAGCGCTTCCCGCACGGCCGCTGGCGCATAAGCCCACGGGCTAAGTGGCGGCCAATGGAAACATACAGCGCGAAGTTCTTCCTACCGCGATAGATATGCTATAATTACTGCGAGGCGTTTAGGACAGGACCGGCACGTGCTGCAGCCACGTACCCTCCGAAAACCCTGCACCTTCGGGAATTGGGAGGTCGTGCACCGCGCGGGAAGCCGGATAGAGCGCGCGGGCATTTTCCCACTAGGCCTTTAGCTCAGCGGTAGAGCAGTGAGCTTATACCTCACCGGCGGCAGGTTCGACCCCTGCAAGGCCTACAGCGTACACCGTTTGGTTCTCGGGCATTTGGTGGGTGGACAGCAGGGCGCGCCGGTTTCGGCTGGCGCTACCCCATGAAGCCCACACCTTTCGCGGCCCAACGGGTTGCGATAGTATAGTGCCCGAAAACCAGATGGAGATATGCACAGGCCGCGCACAGCGGCTTTGCTATACTAAAAGCATGAAATATCACGTAGCCGAAGACATATACGGAAATGCACGGCACCTTGTGATCGATGACGACATGGGTGGCTACGTTGTAGAGGATCTGACACCGATAGAGAAATCAGACCCAATAGGCAAGCTAGTGGTGACGCATGAAGTGGAAGAACAGATAGCGCGCTCGGCACCGGCGGCACTACTGCGGCGTGCGGCGAAGAAAGATAAGAAGGTAAAGCCAGCGACGAAAGCGCCGAAGCAGAAAGGCGCGTGCGGCAACTGTGGCGAAGTGGGACATAGCAAGTGGCACTGCCCGAAGCTGGGCCGCGGAGGGAGCGGTGAAAACGGGAGTGCGGGAAAAGTGGGGCTGTGCTGGTGCGGCCGCAATTACGGACACACTGGCATGCACAAGCGGAGGCAGGAAGATGCAGCGCCGGCACAGAGCACCGCGCCAAAGCTACGCGAGGGCAAGCTGACGTTCGATGAGTTCCGCGCTGAGGTGAACCGACGCGCGCATGCCGGCGAGAAGCCGACGCAGGTGGCGATAGCGCTGAAAGAGCGGCCGAAGATGGTGGCGCGCGTATGGCCGAGGGACGTGCCGATGGGCGGGAGTGTTGAAGAATAAAAAAAGTGTTACACTAAAAATAATGGAACCGCTAAAAGCTATAGAAGTCCGCCGGGTAGAGAGTTCGGCCGAGCTGATGAAGCCGGGCGACTACACGTACATAGCAAAGCGCGAACCGGTGCGGCGAATAGAAACGCTGCCGATTCCCCCGCCGCGGCAATTTTTCAAACGGCTGGCATGGCGTATATGGGGACGCAAAGAGCTGCAGCACGAAGTGATAGAGCTGCGCTGGCCTGACTACGACGCGATCATACTGAACTGCCCGAACTGCAACCAGCCCATAGCGACGACCGCGGCGCACAAGATAATAAGCGTGGAACCGCTGACCATTTCCGTGCCGATAGCGTGCGGCTACGAGAAAGCGCAAGGCGTGGCGCGCGATGCGCGCGAGCAAGAGCGCGCAAGCAATTTTGAAATAACCGGCGGACGAATAATACGCGTATGACCATACCAGAGCTGAAAAAAGTAGACGGCCTGAACCAACTCCAAAACCCCGGAGATTTTTGTTTCTATAGAAACTACGGCGGCAAGGTGGTGGGCATAATAATGATCTGTCTATGCGGCCAGCGCATACAGGCGGGTGACCGGCACCGGATAGTGAGCGAGGATCCGCTGACGATAGCGCCGCAGATGGTGCACAGCGAAATGCACTGCCAATTTTTTATAACCGACGGGAAAATAATACTACCCTAACCCATGGCAAACGAGGACACGTTTGGTACCCGACTGATCCGTTCGTTCACGCAGAACCGCTTCATAAAAGGTGGCCTGAGCTGGGTGCCGGGATACAACAAGCGCATAGAGCCGGAGCTGTTTAGCCAAGGCCGCAAGATAACGATGGACCGCTACGGCCTGCGCGCGAAAGCGAGCGGTGGCGCCGGTGGACAGTTTGCGGAATACGGCGACGAGTACAGCGCGATGGCGATTTACCGGCCGAGTGGCGGCAAGCGCGTGGACGCCGCAAAGGCGATGAGCAACGCAGTGGGCTGGCCGTACGTGGCCGGCAAAGCGATCGCACGCGAAGTGATGAACATCGACTTCCGGCTGTTTCAAATAAGCGGCAAGGACCACAAAGAAAAAGAGGAGCACGATATACTGGACCTGCTGGATACGGTGAACCCGGATATGACCGGCAGCGAGCTGAAATATCTGACGAGCTTCCATCTAGACCTGACCGGCAACGCCTACTGGCTGATGACCGGCGTGAAGGACGAGAAGGGAAAACCGAACGCGCTCTACATGCTGGACCCCAGCCGCGTGCGCGTGATGGTGGACCAGCGCGATTTTCCGTTTCAAGTGACCGGCTATAAAGTGCGCTTCAATACATTTACGAAATACTACCAGCCGTGGGAGGTGCTGCACTTCCGCGAACCGGACCCGCTGGATCCGTACGAAGGCGTAGGCCCGGTGCAGAACGTGGCGGAGTGGATAGATCTGGACAACTATGCGATGGAGTTTAACCGCCGCTTCTTTGTGAACGGCGCGCGCCCGGCAGGATTTTTGATAAGCGACACGGTGGTGAACGAGGCGCAGATAGAGAATATAAAGATCAGCTTTGCGGATGTGCATGGCGGCATAGACAACATGAACCGCATAGCCGTGCTGCCGAAGGGTTTGAAATGGCAGGCCAGCGGCACGTCGCCAAAGGATATGGACTTTAGCAACCTGAGCGACAACACGCGCGATCGGATACTGAGCGCCTTCGGCGTGAGCAAGACCATACTGGGCACCGCGGAGAGCGATACGAACCGCGCGACCGCGGAGACGGCCGACTATGTGTTCAGCAAGCGCGTGGTGCGGCCGCGCATGCAGCTGATCTGTGATTTTTTGAACCAGCGACTGGTGGGCCGCTACGGCGATGATCTGTACATAACCTTCATAGACCCTGTGCCGGAAGACCGCGCCGCGCGCGTGACTGAGATGCAAGCCGCCATAGGAAGCCAGCCGGTGCTGACCGTGGACGAAGCGCGTGACGAGTACATGGGCCTAGGCCCGGTGGACGGCGGCGACAAGCTGATGGTGCCGAACACGGTGACGGCCGCGGGAGAAAAACCGCCCGCACCTGAACCGGCGCCGGCAGCTGGAAAGAAACCGCCGCAGAGCGATACTGAAAAAGAAGAACAAGAGGAGCAGGAAGAGGATGGAAAAAAAGGTAAGCAGGTGAAAACCGCCAGCGGCGCTCGGGTAGCGTTCCGCCCGGCACGAGCGCGCATGAAGACGATAACCGTAAAGCGCAAAGAGATGGCGTCCGAGACCGCGCGCATGATAGAAGCCGCGCTGGCCAAGGCGCTAGCAAAACCGACGAGCCGTTTCGCACCTGATGAGAAAAAGGACGCCGCAGCATTCGAGAGCTTTAAGGAACAGGCGGCCGCGGCCGAGAAAGCGATACACGCGATCATACTGGAGGTGAACGCGAAGCAGCGCAAAGAAGTGCTGGAGAACTTGGCGGAAGCGACCGGGAAAAACGCAGAAAAACTGATGCGCGCAGGAGTGGAAACAAAAGCGGTAGATCCCACTAAGCTGTTCGATCTGGATAACTGGATAACCTTCACGACCGACGCGCTGACGCCGACGATAGAAAAGTTTTTTGCAGCAGCCGGTACCGCCGCGGCGGCCGAGCTGGGCTTCAGCGACATAAACCCACTGACGAACAATGCCGCAAAGGTGGCGCTGCACCGCAGCGTGGCGCTGATGAGCGAAAGCTATAACACCACAACGCTGGCCGTGCTGGAAGAAAAGCTGAACGAAGGCATAACGGGCGGCGCGAGCTTGGCGGACCTGACCAAGACCGTAGGCGATGTGTTCGATGTGAACGACAAATATAGCGCCGAGCGCATAAGCAAGACCGAGGCGTTTCGCACGATGAACGAGGCGCAGAAGGTGGCGTGGAAGCAGACAGGCGTGGTGAAGACGATGCGCTGGTACACGAGCGAGATGGATAACGTGTGCCCTTTCTGTGCCGAGATGAACGGCAAGAGTGTGAGCATAGATGACAACTTTTTTGACCAAGGCGAGACCTATACCGTGGGCGATCAGTCCATGAGTGTGGACTACAGCGATATAAGCGCGCCGCCGCTCCATCCCAACTGCAACTGCTTCATCCGGCCAGACGAACTAACCGACTAACATGAAAACTGCCGCTGCCACACTAAAAAAGTCCGAGCTGCTGACCACCTGCTGCAAAGCGGGCTTCACCAAGATGGTGATACCGCTGAACGAGTACCTGACGAGGATCCGCGGCGGTGAGGTCGCACCGCACGTGTGGAACCTGTACTGGATACCGGTGCAGACATGCACGGCGTGCGGCAAGGAGTGCGAAGTAGAAATGCAAACCCCTAAACAAGAATAAGATGCTGGACCTAGCCCAAAACCTTATAAAAGTAAAAACCCTTGGCGGCTACAACGCTACGGCATATTTGATAACGCTGCAGAGCGGGCAAGGCGCGAAGCTGAATAGCGCCGGCGGCTTTAATATGATCTGGTGGAATATAACGGACTACCCGGACCCGTCCGATGATCCGAACGCGGAGATAACCCGCGTGGCCAGTGTGAGCGGCGACGTGGTGACGCTGGTGAACAACGGCAGCAGCCGCACCGAGCAAGAAGGGATAGTGCCCAGCACGAAGAACACGGCCAACAAAATATACGTAATGGTGCCGTGCCTTTCAGCCAAGATGATCACCGACATAGGCAACAACCTGCGCTACCCGTGGCAGACGCCGGGCACGGTGACTGGCACGATAGATGGAACGAACCGGAACTTTACGCTGCCGTGGACGCCGAACGACCCGAACAGCTTGGTGCTCTATCTGAACCAGCAGCCCTATTTTGCTGGCGTGCATTTTGTGTATAACGGGGGAACCTCGATAACTTACCTGACCGCACCGGATGGGTCGCTAGCTCAGTACGGTCACGTGGCGACTGGACAATAAAAAAAATATGTTAAACTAAAAATAATGAGAAAATTAGCTGGACTGATTTTAATGGGGCTGTGGGCGGGGCTTTCCATAGGCATGATAGCGCAACCGCTGTCCTCGGCTCACGCGGCCTATTTGCCGGTGCAGGGGGGCACTGGAACGGCAACGATCCCCGCGGCCGGGCAGACGCTGATAGGTAACAGCAGCGGAACATACACCCCGGCATATATACTGTGCGCCGGCACGTGCTCGGTAGCAACGAGCAGCGGCGGCATAACGATAACCGGCACCGGCGTGGCGACGAACACCGGAAACTGGGCTGGCACGTGGCAGCTGTATAACCCGTCCGACTTTTTGGCATCGAGCACTACCAAGGTGATAAGCGTGAATGGCCTATCTGGCGTGGTGACGATAACGAGCAGCACGCTGGGCGTGGTATGGCCGACCGTGAACGGGACGCAGGCAAGCGCATACCAGATAGTGCCGGGCACAGGCCTGAGCTCAAACGTAAGCGGCGCGACCACGACGCTCTCGGTAAACCTGAACAGCGGCAGTGCGGTGACGTGCAGCGCCAACCAATTCCTGAATACGTTAAGCGCGACCGGCACGGCAGCGTGCGGCACTATAACCTTCCCGACGCCGATGGCCTACACCTTTTCGGCCGGCACGGGGATTTCGATAAGCCAAGCGACCAGCAGCTCGAACACGACGACCACGGTGACGCTGAATATAAATAATGGCAGCGTGCAAAACTGCGCCGCGGGCACGTATGCGAACCAGCTGAGCGCGACGGCAATTATAAGCTGCGGTATAGCAGTAAACACGATAGCGGGGGTAAACACCTCGACGATCAGCTTTATAGCGGCGGGTGGAACCAAAATAACCACGAGTACGAATAGCATCACCTTTACGACGGTGAGCACGAGTACGGCGAATAGCTGGACGGCGCTGCAGACCTACACGCAGGGCATAACGGTGAACGGCCCGGTGCAGCTTGCGTCCACAACGAACGCCTTGCTGGTGACCGATGGCAGCGGAAACGTGACAGGATATGCGGGATCTACCTGCAGCGCCGGCAACGCACCACGCGGAGTGAGCGCAACGGGCACGGTGCAAAACTGCACTGCATACCTGACCGGCAACCAGAGCGTGACGCTGACCATAAGCGGCGACGCAACCGGTACCGCAAGCGGAGCGACGAGCATAGCCGACAGCATACAGGTGACCGGACTGCTTGGGAAAGCGCTGCCCTCACTAGCGACTGGAACGCTCTACTACAGTAACGGCGCGTGGAGCATAAATAATAGCTTCCTGACCAGCGCGATTACGTCGGTGAATGGCAATACGAGTGCAGCGCAAACCTTTACCGGTGGGACCGGTATAAGTGTAGCTAGCGCCGGCGGAAACACGACCACAACCAACACTGGCGTCACGTCTGTCTCTGCGGGCACCGGTATATCGGTAAGCTCCGCAACGGGCACCCCCTCAATAACTAACACTGGCGTGACGACATTTACGGGATCCGGCTGCGTGACAGCGGCCAACTCGACCGGCACGGTGGCGCTGACAGTGACGTGCATAAGCGGAAACCAGAACATAACATTTACGATCGCTGGCGATGCTACCGGGACCGCCTCGGGCGCGACGGCGATAACGGATAGCATAACGGTGACTGGACTGAACGGCAAAGCACTGCCAGCGAATACGACCGGCACACTGCAGTACAGCGCCGGCGCGTGGAGCATAAACCTAGCGACGAGCTCGCTGGGCCTTTACAGTGCTGGCGGTGTGCTTTCGAGCTATACGGGATCGAGCTGCGCGGGCGGCCAATATGCGATAAGCATGAGCGCGAGCGGAACAGTAGGATGCGCAACGCCATCAAGCAGCGGCGGTAGCGGGAATGTGTATGTAAGCCCGACCTCGACGATCGTGGCGAACGAGTTTATGTACTACACCGCGAACGGCAGCTCCACAGTTTCGGCCACGTCCTCGATGTCTATGAACACGAGCACCGGCAAGATCAGCTTCGCCAACGATGTATCGACTGAAATAGGAACGCTGTACACGCATAACGTGGTAGCGACTGGCGGCAATTTCCAACAGCAGAACGCGAGCGGCCAGAACTATTTTGATGGCCAGCTAGCGTTGGGCACGAGCACCGTACCGACCGGCATAACGCTGTACGTGGCCGGCACGACAGCCCTCGCAACGACCACGATCGTGAGCTTGAATGGCGCGGTCTATGTGCCGCAAAACTTTGCCACGGCCGGATGCCCGGCCTACACCACCTCAACTGATTATGGAGCGTGCGTGATGGCAATCTATAATTCTTTCGCTTCCTCAACGTGGGACACCATCATTGCAGACGGCGTCGTAGCGACGCAAGCGCAGTGGACTACACCGATAAATTTCAACAGGAATGGCGTCTCGATAAATTACATATCAGAGGGCGGAACAACGCTCGCTTATGGCGGCACTGGATCGGCAGTGACAGTGAACACGCAGAACCCGACGGGCCACCTTATCACGCAGGTGGGCGGATTTAACATGCAAGGCCATGCATCGCTTCTCGCAACGGGAGCTACGAACACGGCGACAACGACCGGTATAACGTGTGGCGGAACGAATGGATGCGTCGGTGTGGATTTCCACGATATGAGCATTAATGGTTTTGGCCAGCAAATCCACCAAACTTCAAATGCCTATATGAACACCTACGAACATATAGCGCTCTCTGGCGGCAACGGCGGCAACATGAATGGTAGCTGTTTCATTATGGATGCGGCATCAAATTCCGGTGAGCGTACAGTTTTAGATGGTGTGAACTGCACGGATCCGGGGAACTCGACGACCACGAACGCCGTTTATTTTACAAACGGCGCGGCGGCTTCGACATTTATACAAAACCTCTCGGATGATGATGCACAGGCCTACATCGGCTACTCGAATGGCCTTGTCTCTATCGGAAAAATCCACGTCGAAAACTCGGCTTATTCCACGTATGGTTCCTTTATCCCGATAATCACAGCTGCCAATGCTCAATACACCCAGCTCGACATTCAAGACATCGAGGTCGCGCAGGACAGCGCGGCGACCTCAACTGGATTCCAGACGATTATCAAGCATGGTGTAGTTCTTTCGGTAGAAGCGGCGCACATCGACAACTACGGGAATGCCACGATCGCTCTTTTCTCAGATAATTCCCTTGGAGGTTCTGACAGCGAGCGCATCTGCAATCTCTCTGCTCCCTCCTATGGAGGAACACCCCTCACAAATATCGCGGCAGGAAGTGCCTATACGCTCGCTTTAGAAAATGGATGTGTTTCGGATTACAACCAGGGTCCAGTGCTTGGAGAGTATGTCGATGCCGCTGGCGAAACCCATTGGCAAATTAACGGCGTGGATAAACTCTTTATGGAAGCATCCGGCAAGATGCACTTCGTCGGCGATGTGACCACGGAAAACTCAACGCTTTACACGCACAGCATAATAGGAACCGGCGGAAACTTCCAACAACAAAACGGCAGTGGCGTGAACTACTTCGCTGGCACCCTCACGACGGGATCGACGACCGCAGGACCGGCGACGTCCAACGTGGTCGGGACAATGAACGTGACCGGTGCGACCACGCTGAATGGCGTGACAGAAGCCTCCGGGACGCAATACTACTCGCTGGGATATGTGAACGCGACCACCACCGCGAGCACGACCGCGATCAACTGGAACAACGGCAACGTACAAAGCGTGCTTTTGCAGACGAGCACCACGATGACGTTCAACAATACCGTGGCGGGCGGTCGCTACATCCTCGGGGTGATCCAGGACGGCACCGGATCGAGAATAGTCACCTGGCCCTCGACAGTGCACTGGTCCGCAAGCACCGCGCCGACGCTCACCACCACGGCGAGCAAGATGGACCTCATCACCTTCGTGTGCATGGCGGTGTCGTCCACTGATTGCTACGGAGGAGCCAACCTGAACTACAGCCCATAATGAGAAAATACCTCGCAGCAATAATTTCATTGGCAGTCATCCTGACCGGACTATTTATGGCAAGCCCAGCGCTCGCCGTGACGTACCTATCGCCATCATTTGTGCAGGCATCGAGCACGTCCGACGGATGTACGAACTGCGCGTCCGACGTGACCTCCACGTTGAACGGCGTCGCAGCAGGGGATTTGCTGCTCATGGGTTTCGGCCAGTCCATTCTCGGCACCTCGACGTTTACCGATAGCAACGGCACGCCGATATTTCTGGCAAGCACCACATGGCACACCAATAGTGAAAGCTGGTGGTACTACGAGCCGAACGCTGCCGCGGGGACGCACAACATTCACGTTCACTTTCCCATTAACCAGTCCTATCCCGGAGTATTCGTAGAAGAGTACAGTCGGTCGGCGACGTCGTCTCCGATTGACACGTTCAGGGTAGCGATCGGCAACGGTGGCAGCACCGCTAGTAGCGGCAACCTGTCTTCGACCGCGCAAGTGAACGAGATGGTCTATGCGAACGGCGCAAGCGCGGGTGGATCGTTATCGGCCCCGAGCGGATTTACTATGCGGGATAGCAGCGCAAACGCCATGGACAACGCGACAAGCTCTCTCGCGCAAGGCACGGTTACCTCCGGCACTTTTAACTACAGCGGCGGCGGCATCGACTGGGCCGTGATGGCAGCGACCATTAAAGGACAAGCAACTTCTTCAGCGGCGTCGACGTCGACCGACGCCTTATTCTTTGCAGGCGATTAAAACCATGTACGCTTTTACTGGATACGGAACCAACGCATACGCAGCGAGCCGCCAAGAAGGCATAAAGGGGATCCTTTCAATAATAGGAACCCGGACGCTGTACCTATGCACGAATATAACGCGCGTAGTCGTCGCGCTGACCAATACCACGCGGACAATAACAATATGAACATAGTAATTCAACCATACGAGATAGTGCAGGGAGACCACGGCGCGCAGCTGAACTTTGTGGTGGTGGATGGCAACGGCGATATAGTGGACCTGACCGGTGCCTCGCTGTCACTGGCCGCGCAGGACGCCAACGACCCAACACAGACCAACCTGACGCTCTCGGGGAGTGTGCAGGTGGACGTGGCGACCAGCGGGACGTGCCACTATACGACGGCTGTGGGTGACTTCCCGAACCCCGGAACCTTCAACGCCCAGCTGACGATCGCCTCAGGCGGCAACAGCATAACGGCCCCCAACATCACGATAATAGTGCTCCCTTCCCTGCCCGCGCTGAACAACTGAACTAAGTTATACACACCCCAAATAAAGGTCGCTATGTTAAACTAAAAATATAAATATATAAAAACCATGACTAAAACAGAAAAGTACATTGTGGGTATAGTCGTTCTCGTAGTGGTAGCGCTCGGAGGTTTCTTTTTCGGAAAGATCGGCAGTGGCAACACGGCCGGTGACTTTGCCGGTGGCATAACGCCGGGCACGCTCGTCACCGCCAGCGCCAGCGGCGGTATTACCGGAAACGGATACATCCAGCCAGTAGGTGCGTTTTCGAGTGCCGCCATAAACGGCATCACGGTTGGTGGCACGGATCAGTACCACGGCTTCACGGCATACGTGACGGCGTCGGGAACCCCGGCATCGGTAGTGACGCTTGGCGCCCTCGGCCTTGCGAGCTCGACGGCAACCAGCTCGGTCACTGTCCCGGAAACCGCGGGCCTTTCGATCGGCGCAATTTGCAGCGGTAGCTCAGCGACGACCACGGTATACGTTTCGGGCTGCGTGCTTACGACGACCAACGGAGCGACCGGCACGGCACTTGTTGCATACAGCAACATAACCGGCGCCAACCTCTCGGTCCCGACCAGCACGATTTTCCGCCTGACGTTTGACCAGCTCCCTTACTAACGGGAAAAAATATCACCATAAAAAATGAACCCAGAGAGCGTTAAGGCATTCACCAAGGAGCTAGCAGTTAAACTGAAGAGCAACCTTGAAGACCCGAAGACGGCACGCTTCATAGAGAAGCTGGCGACGACGAGCCAAGACGCTCTCGTTCATTTTGAGGTGGTGATGAGCACGGATGATGAGGACCGACAGGGCGACGAACTGGATCAGAAGCTATGGAATTTTGAATACTTTGACCTGAACCCGGTAGTGCTGTGGGCACACGACTACGAGAGCATGCCGGTAGGCATGGTGACTGGCCACACGATAAAAGGCAGCCAGACGATTGTAACCGGAGTGTTCGCACCCAGCGAGATCTATGAGTGGGCCGGCACGTGCGCGGGCATGTATAAGGCGAAGTTCTTAAACGCCGTATCGCCGGGCTACCTGCTCGACGAGAAAGGCAACCGCGAACTGCTGGAAGTTTCTTTTTGCCCCGTACCGGCGGGGCGTTTTGCTATCTCGACGCAAGAGATGCGCGCGCTGAAGACGAACACACGCGAGCTAGTGACCAAGGGGTTCAGTTTTATGGAAAAAGAGGTAACGCCAATAGCAAAGACGCCGCAGATAGGCGATACCTGTGAGCTGACGGATGGCTCACCGGGAGTGCTGGCCACCGACGATGACAACCCCGGAACACTTGTCTGTGTTCCCGCAGCAGGAGGCAAAACTATAAAAAATAATAACACCACCATGAAGGACGAGCTGGACAAAAAATTAAAAGCGGAACACGGACGGCATGGCAAGGCGATCGCCAAAGCAATCGACGAATTTGACGAGAAGTGCATGAAGTGCGTGAAGGCGCAGGACGACGAAGAAGAGAAGAAAGCCCACGGCGCTGACCACGCGGAGCATTTGGATAAGGCGGTGGACGAGTTTACGAAAGCCGTGGATGCGGAGCACGTGGACCATAAAGAGGCCTGCCTGAAAGCGGTGGATGAAACGTATGAGGATTTTGGAAAAGAGGACGGCGGCACGAAAGCCGTGAAGGCGAAGGACATAGAAGAGTTTAAGAGCGAGGTAGGCGATGAGCACGAGAAGCACGTGAAGGCGTTTACGAAAGCCATAGACGAGTATACCAAGGCGGTGGACGGCGATCCGGAGAAGCACGAGAAGGCCATGGAAGAGTTTACGCAGAAGTCGGCCGACGAGCTGGACCGCCACGAGAAGGCACACGAGGATATGACCGAGAAGGCGTTTGGCGAAGGCGAGGATGACGGCAAAGCGGAAAAGAAGCTCGGCAAATGCAAGAGCTGTGCCGCGGCCGGCCCGGTAGGGACCAAGCACGAGAACTGCCCGAAGCATAAGGGCATGGTGGAGGACATTTTTATGGAGGACGCGGAGCAGCGCGAGAAGAACGAGCGTGTTAGCTACGTGATGCAGGTCATGTACGCTTTCTGTGAGGCGTTTTACTATGCCGACGTGACGGACTTCTTCGAGCTACTGGAGGAGGCCATAGAGCTGATAGAGGCATACGCCTCGCATGAGAAGACCGGCGAGACCGACGCGGAAGAGCAGGCCGAAGGCCAGAGCCAGAAGAGCGCGCCGCGGATCCTTGCGAAACTGAAGGAGATACGGAAGAGCGGCCGCACGATAAGCAACGCGACCAAGGACAAGCTCGACGGCGTGATAAAAGCGCTGGAAGAGCACAAGACGAAGGCCGAGGAGGACCACAAGGCCCACCTTGACCACACCGACGATGTCATCGCTGCCGTTAAGGCAATAACGCCTGAAGGCGACGAGGGGGACGATGACGGCAAGAAAGCCGTTACCCCGAAACAAAGGCCGAGCACCGCAGGCCCCGCACCGCGGCAAAAAGGCAAAGCATCGGAAGAGTTCGATGCGCTCCTTTTCGCCCAGCGTCTCCTGCGGCAGATCAAGACGGGTACTGACGACGCCCTGCGGCAAATAAACAGCAGCATAGGCGATAAGCGCTAGTACCCTGACTGATCTAGAAACCACACATTTTATTATGGATAAAGAAACCATAACAAAAGTTTTAGAAGAAGTTCGCGCAACGACCGAAAAGGGTCTGACCGATTTTGGCGCAAAGATGGAAGAGCAGCTCTCCGGTAAAATGGAGGACATCTCCGTAAAGAACGCCAAGAAGGTTGTGGAGCAGATGTTGAATGACCGCTACGTTTTTAACCGAGACGTGACGGGAATGGACCGCGAGCAAAAGATCTCTTTTGCAAAGCAGGTGCAGAGCATCTACTTCGGCAACCCGGACCGCAGCGCTTCTCTCCGCGTCAAAGCCAATGAGGCGTTGATCGAAGAGCAGAACAACCGAGGCGGATACCTCGTTGAGCCGGAAGTGGCAGCCGCCATTCTCCGCATAGCTGCGTCCGTAGGTACGATCATGAAGCAGTGCCAGCACTGGCCGATGAAAAGCGACGAATTGGGCATCCCGAACTACACTGGTTCGTTCTTGACCGGTTCGTACGTAGGCGTTGATCTTCCGGGGACGGTGACGGGTTTGACCTTCGGCCAAGCCGTGCTCATCGCCCGCAAGTGGCAGCTCGCGTTCACTGTAGGCAACGACCTTTTGGCCGATGCAAGCGTGAACCTCGCTGAATGGTTGCTCGCATTAGCCGGCGAAAGTTTGGCTAATATGATCGATCAGCAAGGATTCATCGGAGGGACACCGGCGACAGCACCGGGTCCGTTCGTTGGTATTTTGAACGCCGCAAACGTTCAGAAGTACACCCTTGCAAGCGGCAGCACCACGTACGCGAAGTTCAACGTGATAACGGACAGCTCGGCCATGATCGGTATGCTCGAGGAAAGCGTTTTAGATGGCGCCGCATTCTACATGCACCGCACCGTCTGGGCGTCCCTCCGCGTACAGTCCGACGTAGTGAACGGCCTCCCGCTCCTCCTCTTTGGAGGTTTGGCGTCGCCCGCGACGTTGGATATTGACCCGACCGGCGGACCGATCCGCCCGGCAGGTTCGATCCTCGGCTTCGCTGTGTACACGAACCGCTGGTTGCCTTCTACCGCTGTTGTTTCGCAGGCCAACACGCCGTTCCTGATTTTCGGGAACATGAAAGCGTGCGCCTTCGGCGACAAGGGCGATATGCGGGTAGCCCAGTACGAATCCGGCAGCTTCGGCGGCAAGGAGATCGCATTGGCAGACCAGCGCGGCATTGTGTACAAGCACCGCCACGCGTTCGTAGTCGTTCTTCCTCAGGCCTTTGTTGTTTGCTACACCCACGCTTAATACAGGCGTTTGGATAGCGCGTAAGTGAAACCTGAGCCAACCATCCGGGCCGTGCCGATCGTCACGTGCGGCCCTGATGGAGAACAAAGTAACCGCCCTCGAACTGCAAAGGGGAGACCCGAACCAGTTCGTCCCTTCCGATTAAAGTCGAAGGAAGGTAGGGGCCAAAAAAACCAATTATATGCGCGCAACAGTATACGACGACGTGCAGATACTAAAGGGTGCATCCATAGACCCCGTGAGCTTGGCTACAACGGTCGCAGCGACCGGCAATAGCGTGGACACGTTAGATGGCGACAACGCAGCCATCTACGTGCGAGCTGCGGCGGCCTCGGGCTCGCCGGCAACGGCCGCGCTCGTGGTGACGCTTCAAGAGAGTGCTGACGGCAGCACGAACTGGAGCAACGCCTTGGACAACACTGGTGTTGTGATCGGCTTTACGCTGGACGCCCATGCGGCGGCCGCGGAGGGCTTAGCCCGTATCGAAGGCCTCAACCTTAACCGGAAGCGATACCTTCGGGCGGTGATCACGCCAAACATTTCCGCGGGCGGCGCGGTAGTGGCGATGGCGAACATCATCATCGGCAACCCGCAGGAGCTGCCGACGAACGCGAGCGTCACGGTGACGATCAACGGTAACTCCGTTGTAGTCCCGGCGGTATCGAACACCTAAAAAGGTTCGAGCTTTCGCAGCAAGGGCCTTTGAAAAAGGGCCTTTGCGCGAGAGAATAATAAAACAAAAACCATGCCCACAATTCAACAACAAGCACCGTGGTACGCGCTCACGACAAAGGCCCGCATCCGCGCGCGCCTGAAGCTGAACGACGATGGCTTTGACGATCTGCTGGTGAAATATATAACCGGCGCGACAGACCAGATAGAGAGCGAGTGCGGCCTACCCGGCATGGAGCGCTACCCGAATGACGGGCACTTTTTGCAAAAGAAATATAACCGTGAGCAGTATACGATCCGCGGACTGAACGTGCAGCGCATGGTGCTGCGCAACCATCCAATTTTGTGGTACACCGTGACGGCGACGCTGACGCAGGGCAACCCGACCATAACGCTGCCGGCCGGGCAGTGCGTGGGGCTGGCCGCGGGTATGCCGCTGTACGATATAACCGGCAAGTGGCCGCAGGGCACCGTGGTACAGAGCGTGAGCTATGTGGTGGGTAGCGGCGCACCGACCGGGACCGTAACCATGAGCAACGGCGCGAGCACGAGCGGCAGCCAGAACTTTGAAATATGCGGCGTGATAGCGTTCGAGTGGAAGAGCGGGCCGCCGAGTAACCCGACGTGGACACCGTTCATAACGGACCAGTGGGAAGTGGAAGACCAAGGCGCCGCGGGCATAGTGCGCGTGTATGGCGCCATGCCGACGATTTATAGCAACATGCTGCGCCTGACGTACGTGGCGGGCTTCCCCCACGACTGGCAGAACGCCGGCAACGCCGGGACGCACCGCGTGCCGGGCGATCTGAGCGAGCTGTGCGAGGATCTGGTAGTGCGCGCTTTCAAACGCAAGGACTTCGCCGGCAAAGTGAGCGAAGGCATGCAAGGTGCGCAGACCGCATGGCGGGATCTGTTCGATGCAAAGGACCAGCTGACGATAGACCGGTATCGCCGCTATAACATAGGATAAAACCATGCCCAACACCGGACAATTCACCGTAACCATTCCGAACATAGAGCAGCTGAAGGCGGCGATGGCCGCATACCCGACTATAGCCACGCCGCTAGTGCAGCAAGCGATCGTGAAGGCGCAGGCCATACTGGCGCAGAACACGAACGCGAACACCGTGCCGCAAAAAACGAGCTTTCTTTTGCATAACTGGGGAGTGGAGATAGGCACGCTGTACGCCCGGTGGTGGCCGCAGCAGACCTACGCGCCGTATGTGGAGTTCGGCACGCCGCCGCACGTGATAGAGCCGGTGAATAAGATGGCGCTGGCAAATACCGCGACCGGCTGGGGACCGTACAAGCGCGTGAACCATCCGGGCACAAAGCCCAACCCTTTCATGGAGCGAATACTGGCGGCGAGCCAAGAGGCGATAGTCACGCTTTTTAGCGACGCCGGAGATAAAATAACCGCGGCGGTGGCCGCACAGACCGCAAATGGCAAATAGCTGGGCACAAAATATGAAGCAGGCGATCGTGAATGATCTGCAGAAACTGATGAACGCCGGCGTGCTGGGCGCCGTAGTGATAGATAACGGCACCAAGCGCAACCCGGCCGACTACGACTTTGTGCAATTTCCCGCGGCGGTAATAAGCGCGGCCGACGTGCCGAGCAGCGAATACTACGACACCCGGACGAACCTGCGGGACTACGTATGGTACGTGATGGTGGTACTGACCGAGGACACGATCCCGGCGAACAGCACTAGCTATTTCGAGGGCCTGATGGACGCCGTGCTGAACCAATTTGATGGAGACGTGACACTGCAAGGCATGGCGAACGGGGGGGTAAGCGCTGCGTCGCTCACGCCACCGGGGCCGATCGCTGCCAGCGCGATAACCTATGCCGGGTTCATACTGACCCTGAAAGCACGGCAGCTGGTGCAAGCTGGCGTTCAATCATAAGCGGTATGTTACAATAAAAATATAAACCAATATATATAAAAACCATGGAAGACGACAAAGAAAAAAAGGCGGAAGTGCAGGAGGTGAAGCCGGGCGATTTTCCGAAGGGCGTGACGCTGACGGCGGCGACGGTGGTGAAGAATAACTATCATTTCCCGAACCTCGTAGAGGACGGCGTAGAGTACTGCGCTATAGGAGTGGAGGCGTCCGATAGCAACGAGGCGTTAGATCTATGGAAGCTAAAGCGCATACCGGTGGAACCGGAAAACACAAAGGTCGATCAGGGAACTAACGACAGTAAATAACGTAATATGAGTGGAACAAAAGGAATAGGTCGGCTAGACGCGCTCGGTTTTGCCAAAGAGGCGACGCGCGGCACGGCCATAAGCGCTGCGACGTACTGGGTGCCCTTCAACGACCTTGGCTTTGATGAAAAGTTTGAGAACGCGGTAAAGGACCAAGCGTTTGGCGTGATAGAAAACTCGGTGGGTCAGTCCCGCGTAAAGAACTGGGCGGAAGGGACCTTTAAGGTTCCTATGATCGACCAGAGCATAGGGCTGCTCTTCCTGAGCTTGTTCGGCGCGCAGGCCTCGGCTACCCATAGCGGCGAGACGACGGTGTTCGATCATACGTTCACCGTTGGAGAAAGCGCACAGCACCAGTCGCTGACGTTCTTCGTGCATGACCCGACCGGCGGCACGGACTACAGCTATGCCAACGGCGTCATCCACAAAATGGAGATAGACGCGGAGGTGAAAAAGTTTGTGGAGATCTCGCTGAGCGCCAAGTCGTTCAAAGGGGCCGCGCAAAGCGCCTTCACCCCGGCACTGCTGACCGAGAACTACTTTATAGCGCAGTACCTGACCTTCAAGTACGCGACGACCGTGAGCGGTCTGAGCGGCGCGACGGCGATAGCACTGCGGAATATAAAGATCTCCATAGACGAGGACGTGGAGGATCAGGACGTGCTGGGCAGCAACAGCCCGGCGGACTTCTTGAATAAGGAGTTTAAGGTGAGCGGAACGCTGGAGGCGATCTTTCAAAACCTGACGGATTTTAAGAGCGTGTCCATAGCGACGCCGAACGTCCCGCAGGCGATGCAGATAGCGATCGTGAACACCGACGTGAACATAGGGGTGGTGCCTTCGCACCCCAGCGTGATAATAACGCTGGACCAAGTGTATTTTACCGAGCTGGCGATAAAGCGCACCCCGAAGGACATCGTGTACCAGACGCTGAAGTTCGAGGGAACGTACAGCACCACCAACTCGGAGATGATCAAGATAGTGCTGACGAACACGGTAAGCGGCGCGTACGCGTAACCGTTAATATAAACCACGGGGGCGGCGACCGGCCGCCTCCGGCGACACAATAATAACCATGGCAGACCGAGAAACAAAAGTAGTGCAATTGCCGAGCGGCAAGAGTGCGACGCTGAAAGTGTTTTTGACGGCACGCGAGGTGCTGGGCATAGTGAAGGAGAACGAGCCGGCCGCTGATGGTGCAGAGGCAAAGCCGGTGGACAAGTTTGCGCAGGCAGAGAAGCTGATGGAGATCGCCGTGACCGAAGTGGACGGCGTGAAGGAAAAGATAGCCGAGTACGCACAGGATCTTCCGGTGCAGGACTATCTAGCGCTGGTGAACGAAGTGACCAAGCTGATCGAGGGTTTTCCGGCGGCGAAGTAGCGGACTTTGAGTACGAATGGCGCCGCTATTTCGCCCGCGGCAAGGGATCCCTGCCGCCTGAGATGATGTATGCGTGGCTGGTAGGCAACGGTGTGCCGGTGACGTGGGAGGACTTTAACCAGCTCCCATGGCCAGTGCTGCAGGCGCTGCGAACATACATAAACGCAAAAGCAGAGGATATGAAGCGGCAGCAAAAGCAATAGCTTTGACGCCGCACGCCGCTCAGGGGTATCATTATCGTATGAACACTACCAACGAAAAGGCGAAATGCCCCAACTGTGGGCAGTACAAGATGATAAGCCGGCGCACCGCGTGGCGCACCGCAGCCATGATATGCCTGCTCGGTGCGGGCATTTCGTCCATTTTGTGCATAATACTGATAGGCATACCATTCCTGATTTTCTTCGTGCTGGCCGCCCCGATATGTTTTATAGTGAGCTTTTTCGCAAAGGGAGCCGGCTGCCAAAACTGTAAGTTCCAAATAAAATAACGCGAAGCCAACCATGGCAACCTCCCAATCCGTCCTTGAAATCCTGATACAAGCCGTTGATAGCAGCGCGGCTGCTTTCGATGAGGCGCTAGGGAACCTGAGTGCGACGGGAGATGCGGCGCAGGCGGCGAATGAAAAGCTGCAGACCATAGGCGACGGCATGAGTAAAGTGGGCGATGCGATCGCGCCCATAGCGGCGTCGCTGGACGCCTTTTATGGCGGTGCGGTGGATGCGGCCGCGAACGTGCAGGAAGCAAATGACAAAGCGTTCACGACGGTATCGAACGTGATAGACACCGCCGCGCAGTCCACCTCGGGCTATGCCACGCAGGTGACCTTCCTGAAGGATAAGATCGATGCGCAGGAGGCCAGTATACAGTCCAGCACCGCGACGCTGGATAAAAACAGCGGGAGTGCTGCAACCGTGGCGGCGTCTCATGCAAAGGCGGCCGCGAGTATAGCGACGGCGCAGGCGAATGTACAAAAACTGCAGGGCCAGCTGGATCTACTGACCAATAGCGAAACGCTGGCCGGCTCGAGTGCCACACAAATAACGGCGCAGTTCGATGCGACCGCGCGCGCCAACACCGCGCTGGGATTTTCAATAAGTGATAGCGTTACGTCTCTTTCCACGATGTTCGCCGCGACCCACAGCGTGACCGACGCGCAGGCCGCATACCAAGCCGCGATGGATCTGGCCCGCGCCAAAGGCGAGGACCTGACGACCGCGACCCAGCAGGTGATGATGGCGTTCCAAGGACAGGGCCGTGCGCTTGTAGGGCTGGGAATTAACATAAAGGACGGCCTGAGCGGCATGGACGCCTTGCAGGCCATTCAGGGGGTCGTAAACGGGCAAGCACAGGCCTACTCTGATACGATGGCGGGGCAAATGAGCGCCGCGCTGCAGAATATAAATAAACTGTTCAGCGACCTCGGCAGTACCCAGCTGCCGATGCTGACCAAACTATTTGAGGCGATCAATAAAATAATAACGGCAGTAGATGCGTGGGCCAGCGCGCACCCGAAACTGACCGAGACCATTCTCATAGTGGTAGGCGTGGTGGGCGCGCTACTAACGGCGCTGTCCGGACTTTTGATAATAGCCGGCGCGCTCATTTCGGCGATCGCCGCAATAGGCATAGCGTTCGGGATAAGCGCCGGCGCCGTGCTGGTGGCCGGCGGCCTGATCATAGGCGCCGTGGTGGCCATAGGCGCGATAGTAGCGCTTATCATTCTGTACCACACGCAAATAACTGCAGCTATAGTGACGGCGTGGAACGCAGTGGTATCGTTTTTGACTACTGCCTTTAATGACATAAAATCGGTGATAACGACGGCGTGGACCGACATAAAGGCGTTCTTCCAAACAATATGGGATGCGATATTTGATATTTTTGCCGTGGAAATAGATCTAGTAGTGGGAGTGGTGTACTTGGCGATGGAGGCCTTTGACCCGAAATGGCGCGCGCAGTGGACCGCAATATCGAGCTTCTTCACGGCGCTGTGGAATGACCTGAAGGCATTTATAGAAACGATATGGACGTGGATAACGAACATTTTTACCACGTCGCTGAACGGCATACAGGCGCTGTGGACCGCCGTCTGGAACGGCGTAAGCTCGGTGTTCTTGGGAATATGGGACGGCATAAAAACCGCGCTGAGCAGCGCCATTGATTTTATAACGAGCAAAATACAGACCTTCATAAGCTGGGCCACCGGCGTGTTCGCACCGGTGCTGAGCGCCGTAAATGCGATCGGCGGCGCTGCTTCGAGCTTTGGCAAGGCCGTAGGAGGCGCTGTGAGCGCCGCGGTGAACGTGGGCGCCTCGATCACCCACATACAGGACGCTATAATAACGCCGAGCGGACAGGTGATACAAAGCGACCCCAGCGACTATTTGATAGCGACCAAAACACCGGGCGCGCTCGGGGGTGGCGGTGGCGGCGTGACGGTAAATTTAAACGGGGGAATGTATTTGAGTGATCAGGCGGCGACACTGATAGCGAACCAAGTGGCAAAGCTGATAACGCGGCAAGTAAAGACCAGAAACTACGCCACATGAAATTAACCGACCTTAATCCTGAATGGCGTGAGCTGCCGCCGGGCAATAAGTACCTCTATTTTGACTGCCCCACGTGCGCGACAAAACACCGGGAAGTGATCGCGGTGGATAACACGCACTTTCCCGATCAGACATGGCACGTCGTAGGAACGGAGCAAGCGTTTGAGCGCATAAGCATCACGCCCAGCTTACAGCAGCACTGCAACACCAGCCCGCACTATTTCATAACAAACGGAGAAATAATGATCGTTTAAAATGGCGAACCCCGTATATATAACCCGGAACGGCGTGGACATCTCCAGCATAATAAACTGGAGAGATGTGGATATGGTGAGCGTGCTGACCAAAGAGGTAAGCACGCTAAAGTTCTCTATCAGCTATAATGCCGCAGGATCCGCGCCGGCGAACATGCCGACCATAGGCGATACGGTGAAAATGTACGACACCAACAACAGCGGCGGCATCATTTTCGGCGGCACGGTGACAGAGACCGAGGCGACCATTTCCGGCCTGAATATAAAATACCTGATAACGTGCACGGACTGGAGCTATATATTTGACGGCACGCTAGTGAAGAAGAACTACGCGATGATGGACCCACAGGCCATAGTGGAAGATCTAGTGGCCAATTTTTGCTCGGGTAAAGGGTTCACGACGGCGCACGTGCAGTTCGGCGGCTTCGCGGTGCCCAGTATAAAGTTCAACTACCAGCAACCGACGAAATGCTTGGAGAGCTTGGCCAAGCTAATCGGCTGGGACTGGTATATAGATCCGAATAAGGACCTGCACTTTGGCCTGTTCGATGTGGAGGATGCGATCGGCAGCGGCGGACTGGCGCCGATAAGCGTGGACGCGACCAGCGGGCAGATAGAGTGGAACTCACTAGATGTGGACCTGAACCTGCAAAACATGCAGAACAGTGTCTATGTTATTGGCGGCAACTACACCAAGACCTTCACCGCGGCGAACACCCCTGACACGTTTCCCACCGACGGCGTGCGGCAATTCTTCACGACCAGCTACCCGTACGACATAAGCACGATCGTGGTGACCCTGAACGGCGTAAAGCAGACCGTGGGAACTGCCAACAGCACCGACCCTGCGACGGTGGCGGTTTTGTATAACGATGCGCAGCGCTGGATACAATTCACCGCCGGCGCGCCGGGCTCAGGTATGACCGTGAAAGTGTACGGTAACGCCAAGGTGCCGATAGTGGCGCATGCGAGCGACGCGGCCGCGGTGGCGACCTATGGCGAATACCAGAGTGTGGTGGTGGACCAGAAAATAACGACGGTGCCGGAAGCGCAGGCGCGCGCGACCGCGGCGATCCTGCAATTCGGCCACCCGGTGTTCGATGTGAAGGTGAACACCTATATAGCCGGCTGCCAAATAGGGCAAGTGATCGAAGTGAACCTGCCGGCCTTCGGCTGCGTAAAACAGCTGGTGATAAAGCGCATAGAGGCGACGGTGTTCGCGCCGGGACCCAACGCATACTGCGAGTACCAGCTGGAGTGCATAGGCAGCGATAACGTGACCTTCGTGGATATAATGACGACGCTGCTGCAGCAGGAAGCCGCACAGACCGACGTGGGCGATAGCACGGTGAATGAAAACTTGGAGGTGATACTGGAGCCGGTGACGGTAACGGACGTGCTGACCGTGACCACCTCGCAGGCGCCGTACGCGTGGGGTGCGGGATCCTCGAATATAATACGCTGGGGCTTTTGGACATGGAGCTAAAAACGAAAATGTTATACTAAAACCATGCAGCAAAAACATATCATCGTACCGGAAAGAAAAATAGGACCGCGCGGCACCGTGACACTGCGCCAGTACCACGCCGGCGCGCTGAACGCGATAGAGCCGTACGTACGCGAGAGCCGCCGCTATGCACAGCTTATCCAGACCGAACCCGGCGAGCTAATGCGCCAATACTACCGCGGCCGGCGGGCGCAGCTGAAGAAGACGATCGATGGGATTCTGCTGCCGCGTGAGAAAGCCGAGGCGAACGTGCAGCGGAATATCATTGTGTACTCCTACGGCTACGGCTACGACATTTTGGTGCAGTTCCTGAACAGCGTCTATAATGGCGGATTTTCAATAAACAACGCTGCAGCGATGGCGGCGACAACGGACGGTACGACTGCCATAATAACCGGCATAACGAGTACGGCGACACTGGCACCCGGCATGATGGTGAGCGGCGTAGGCATACTGCCCTACAGCACTATTATTTCGATAGACAGCAGCACCTCGATAACCATCTCGCAGGCCACCAACGTGGGCGGCACGAATACACTCTATTTTTTCCAAACGCAGCAGCTGGGGATAGGGTGGGGAGAAATAGGAACCGGAGCCACCACGCCGGCAACCGCAGACACCGCACTGACGACGCCCTTCGCGCGCATGCCGGTGAGCTATGCGGCCGACGATGGATACAACACGGCCGGGGTGCAGTTCTTTTTCCCCGATGCACTCCTGACCAACCAGACCTATTTGGAGTTCGGCACCTTCGTGGGCGGAGGCGCAACGCTGGGATCTGGCAACATGTTCAACCACGCGCTATTTGCCAGCCCATATAGTAAAAGCGCTGGCACTGATACCACCGTCGAAGTGGATTTTGAATTTGGCCTATAATGTTATACTAAAAATATGGCACGCGCTCGGAAAATAACGAATGGCATGACGGGGTTCGCACAGGAATGGAACGCGCTACACAACGAAGCCGCTGGAGGCGGTTTTTTGTTGGTACACAACCAGCTGGGCGTGATCGCTTTGCCGACCAACCCCACCGATGGCCAAACACTGACGCTCACGCCGAACGGCACCGGCGTTGTGATCCGTTTTAAGACCACACCGGTGGCGGCGAATGACGTGAAGATAGGCGGCACGAATATAATAACGACGGCGAACCTGTGGGCCTTTGTGCTGAACCCCGGACTGACCACTAGCAACCAGATAGCGGCGACCGCGGCGAACCAGCAGCTGCTGGAGTATGCCGGCTATGGCTGCCCCGGCCTGAGCACGAACGTGGTGGTGTACTCGAATAACCGAAGCATCTACGCGCCGCTGACGAGCTTTACGGCGAGCACGACCGTGACCGGCGGGAGCTGGACGGCCGCCACGCTGAAACTGTACGTACAACCGGGCGCATATTATTTGAACGGTACACGCGTTCTTTTTACCGGCGCGAGCTCGCCGGCCATAACGGCGCCGGCCAGCAACCCCCGCATAGATCTACTGACCGTAGATCCCAGTGGAACGGTAGCCATAACGACCGGTACGGAAGGCGCAAGCCCCGCAACGCCGAGCTACCCCTCGAATAAGCTGGTGCTGGCAGAGATCTATAACGTGGTGGGCGAGACCGGCATATATGATAATGCGAACCAACAGACCGGGCAGGGATATATATATAACGATGTACGGCCAGAGGTGAGCAACGGCCCGATTTTGAGCGCGATACCTGACGACATACTGCCGGACGCCACCGATACCCGCAGCTTGGGATCCGCAAGCTATGAGTGGCTGAATATCTATGGCGAAAATGTGTACGCAAAGAACTACTACCTGAACGGCGTGCTGACGGCGTTTAAAACGGACGGCTGGGGTGATGGCTCAGACGGCACCGTGAGCATAAGCACGACGGTGACGCTGACGCGTGACATGTACTACAACACGCTGACCGTGACCGGCACCGGCATACTGATAACGGCCGGCTACCGCGTTTTTGTGTTGAATGTTTTAACGGTGAATACCGGCGGCCTTATCCATAACAACGGCGGCAACGCGAGCGGATCCACTGGCGGAACCGGAGGCGCGGGTGGCAACCTCGCCGCGGGTGCGAACGGTGGCAACGGCGGAGGTGGTGGTGCAGGCAGCAGTGCGAACCAGCCGGGCAACCCCGGAACCCAACCGAGCACGCCGGCAGTGACTAAGCCAATAGGAAACCTGACGTCGGTAGCTGGTGGCAGCGCGGGACAGGGTGGCACTTATATCTACGGCGGAGGCAGCGGTGCGGCGGGCGGCGCGGCGGGTGCGGGTTCCGGCACGCCTATAAACTATCCCCGCTCACTGTTCACTGCGTTCGGCCTCGCCGATGGCAGTACGCTACTCGGCTGTTCAGTGGTGAGCGGCGCGGGCGGAGGCGGAGGTGGTGGCGGTGGCACGAGCTCCATCAACACTAATGGAGGTGGCGGTGGTGGTGGTGGTGGCGCCGGTGGTAACGGTGGTTTTGTTTGGATAGCGGCATTTTCGATAGTGAATAACGGCACCATACAGTCGAATGGTGGCAACGGAGCGAATGGTGGAACCGGCGGCAACAGTGGCATCAGCGGCGGCGCGGGTGGTGGTGGCGGCGGCGGCGGGTCGGGCGGCAACGGCGGCGTTATCGTGTATATCTGCTCTGCGTTTTCGGGCAACACGCCTACCACAGCGGGAGGCACTGCCGGCACCGGTGGATCACCGGGCACCGGAGCGTCGGGTATGACGAGTGGCTCATCCGGAAATGCGGGCGTCGGAGGCGCGCTGTACGCGCTGCAAACACTCTAATAAAATGAAGCAATCCACCAACGAAAAAATAGACGCGCTGACAGCAGCCATCGAGAAACTTTTATTAAAGGAAGTAGCGCCTGTGGCGCCGGTATTACCCGTAGCGCCCATAGCCCCGGTGGCCCCAGTGCTTCCCCTCACTACGACGACCGCCGAAGACCACGTGGCCATAGCGACGCTCACGGTATCAGTGGCGGCACTGGATACGAAGGTGACGGAAAAGTTTGCCGATATAAAGAACGACATCAAAGCAATTTCCGACGGCACAGCAACGCAGCTTGCCGACCATGAAAAACGGCTGAGAGCGGTCGAGCAGTACCGGCAGAACCTCGTGGGAAAAATGAGCGTGATAGTGGGGATCATAACCCTCGCCGTCTCGGTCATCGCACTGTGGATAGGTAAAAAGCTAGGACTATAAACTAACGTGTTATAATAAAAACCATGGAAACATCGACACAACCCCTTTCATTTCCCGTCTCCGGCGCGCACGCGAGCAAGCCGGACTACCGCAGCAGTGTGATCGCCGCAGCCGTAGCAAAAAGCGTGACGCCGGTGACGACGCAGCCGCCCTCATTATTTACGGACTTTCAAAAACTGGGTGGCTCGCTGAACCAGCTGAGCACGCCGGCGTGCGTGAGCCATGCGATGGCACAGCTGATGAAGCTCTGGTGGTATCTGAAGACCGGGAATATAGTAAACTTTTCGCCGCGCTTTTTGCATGCAGAAACTAAAAATATATGGACCGGGCCGAATGACGGCCGGGATCCGGTGGGCGTAGCAAAGATAGCGCAGAGCATAGGATGTGCAACGATAGCGACGTGCCCCAACGATACGACACTGGACAACGCGACGTATATGAACGTGCCGATAACGCCGGCGATGACGGCAGAGGCAGCGCAGTATAAGATCCCCGGCTTCGTAAGCTACCCGAACCCCACGCAAGAAACGATCCGGATGCTAATAACGACCTACGGCGCCGTTTCGCTGCTTTTCCGCATAGGCGCCGAGTTTTGGACAGGGCTGAACGGCGTGGCGAGCTGGGCTGAAGCGGATATAGATCCCGTGCGCGCGCCGAAAAATGCCGCGGACGTAGTGAGCGGTCATGAGCTGGTAGGCAGCGGCTATAATGCCGCACTGGACCACTTTGTAAATAGCTGGAGCAACGGCTGGGCGCAGCAGGGAGAGGCGGACTACATTTTTAGCGAGTGGGCGCAGTACATAACCGAGGCGCTGGTGATCGCTGAGGTACCGAGTGACGCGCTGCAGGCAGTGCGTGAGCTGCCGCCGCCGGGTGAGTTCAAGCACAACTTTGCAACCAACATAGAGGTCGGCCAGACAGGGCCGGAAGTGCGCGCGCTGCAGATAGCGCTGACGATCGATGGAGAAGGTACCTACCCCGAAATTAACGGCATATATGGCCCGCTGACAGAGCAGGCAGTAATGGCCTTCCAAGCAAAGTATCAGGCGGCCGATCCTGATACGATAGCCGTGCTTGCCGGGAAGAACGTCGGACCGGCAACCCGTGCTGCATTAAATAAACTGTTCAACATATAAAAATATGACAACGATAAAAAAGGTGTTTGCCAATTCCGGTAAGTTTTGGAACTGGCTAGTGGTTTCGAGCGCGAACCCCCAGCAGGTAGCGCTGACAGTGCAAGGCGTGTTTTCGATGACGATAGTGCAGACGCTGTTCGGTTTGCTGCCGTACGTGGGCATCCATCCCTCCTTCACGCTGGCGATGGCCGGCGCCGGAGCGGCGAGCATAGTATATACCGCGCTGACGATAGTATCCGGTGTGGTGACGCTATATGGGCTTTTGCGCAAAGCGATCGTAACGATACACGGGCTAGTGCCGGCAACCGTGACGGTGGTGGTGGCACAGCCGAAGCCGTCCGTAGTAGTAACGGTCCCAGTCGCATCGCCGGCCGCGCCGGCTAATGGAACACCCGGACCGCAAGCATAGGGGCTTTCCCCTCCACGATGAACCGCTACCTTTTCGGCGGCATCGCCATAGCGGTGGCCCTCAGTAGCTTCGCCGCAGGCGTAGTGAACCGGGTAACCCTTATAGCGGCCGCCCAAAGCAGCCCCACCGCGCAAACAATTCCAAAGATAGTGACGCCACCACCGGCCGCTGCGCTGGCGCCGGCAACCACGACCGACCTATTCGCCGGCGATGAGATCCTAGAGCGCGCCTGCAGCTGCGAAAGCTGGGGCGACCCGAACCATGTACCGCGACAGTTCAACGCCGATGGATCTATTTTATGGGGACAAGAAACAGACCCCAAGACCGGCAAGACGATAGTAGTGAAGCGAGATGTGGGTGCCTGTCAAGACAACACGAAGGCCCACGGCACGGAGATAGCCGCGCTCGGGCTGAATGTGATAACCTCGTACGACGATAACGTAGCGTACGCGAAGATCCTGCAGGCCCGCGCCGGCATGGAACCATGGAGTGCATCGCAGAGCTGCTGGCAGCAATAATACACAGGCCCCAAAAGGGGCCATTGTGTTAAAATGGAAGTACGTACCAGCGCGGCTATAGATCAAAACTATTTTCGCTATATAGGCCAAACGGTACGACTAGGCACTCAGCTCGATGGACGAGCAGCCGCCTCCAAAGCGGAAGACGTGGGTTCGATTCCTACAGCGCCTGCAGTTATGCACAGTTAAAAAAATAATGATGCAGGCGTACACTGAAAGTAGTACCTCGAAAGGAGGAGCTATGATGGTGTACCGTTCGCAGCACCCACACCCACTCAGGTTTCGCTCCCTCGTCCGCAACAAGGATGAGATACACCTCGTGCTCCACTGCGAGGTGTGCGACCGAGACATAACATTCAAGGTACCATCAAAGGAACCGGATGAAAGGAAAAAGGTGTAAGCCATGGCAACCAACCTCAAAATGGTGGGATGCATTAACTGCTGCCTTCTCACACGTGCCGACTGGACGATGTGCCAGCACGGCGATCACCGCCGCGACCGGAAGATGGCGCTTGAACACGCGCCGCATCCACACCCAACCGCGGAAGACCGCGAGGACTATTTCCTCTGGCTATCGCAACAGAACGTGAGCCAGCTTGTGCATTAGATCTTCCAACCAGAAGCGGCCTTGAGCGGCGAGCCGAAATCACCGTTCACCAAAAACCCCGTGCCATAACCACGGGGCTTTATTCTGTCCGGATACTCGCGGTCTTGGAAGTCCGGGAATACACCGGACCATACCAGTCATGCTGGCGGCGAGAGATACGATATATATGCCGTGCCACCGGCCAATACCTTACATAGAAAAGCGCCGCCCTCACGGCGGCGCCCCCGATAGCTATCTCGGTGAAGGTCTTAGGTGCGCCTTCTTGGGATATATAACGAAGAACGGCCGCTTTTGTTACAGACAGCCGGATAGAGCTGAGAAGTGGCAAACGCCCCTCTACGCCGCTGAAAATAGCCAAAAAGGCCTATGCAGACCCCACTCCCCTATCGGACCCTTCCCCTATCGCAAAAAAGCCCGAAATAGCGAGGTTACCGGAAGAGGGGAGTGGCCCGGAGAGTTATCCACAGAAAAGGCTTTCGGGTGTTTGACGGCGTGCGGCGTGCGGCGTAGTATTCAGTCATGCCGAAGGTCGAACGGCGCAAGCAATAAATAACAAACACTAAAATATAAAAACTATGGATACAAAAACCGAATTGATCAAAGGCAGCTGCGAGACCTGTGGAT